GGCTAATCTTAAAGGATTCTTTTTAGAGTTCATATATCCAACCACTCCACAATAATCAGAATGCCTTACACGTTCATCAATGTAGAATTTATCCGTATCGACTCCATTAGGAATTACTAATCCATCTTTGCCAATCATATCCTTTATATGTTGAGCAACATAGATTATCTGTTTTGCTTGTATCTGCTGTACTAGATCAGCATTTATATAAGCCTCGTAACCGTGTATTCTTACCACAGTCTTACCTTTAAACTCTGCGCATTGTAGAGCATTTCTATCACCCCACTCACAGAAAATAACATCTGCCCATACTGCTAATGTACGGCTAAATTCTTTAACCGTAATTACATTGTAATTCTTATTTTCTAGGTAATTTTTAAATTCACCTGTAAAGCTGCCAATGTGGTCTATAATTAATATATTCCTTTTATCGCCTGTAAGCTCTTTAAGCTCTGTTATCCATCCCTCTGTTTGTACATATCCAAGGCATATTTTAAGATGTGCAATAGCCATCTCTTTATTTCCTAGCGCCTTATAAGCGATACAAAGTTGTTGATGTGGTAGCCAGGTGTAAGTACCACCATTGCTAAACATACGGCTCACAGGTGGCTTAATAGAAATACAAATATTGTAATATTGTACTGCCCTGTCCCATTCCTCAAGCGCTGCGTACATATCGCCAGTAAGTAGGAAGGCATCTCTTTTAGTTGGATTAATTCTAATACTATTAGATAAGCACTTAATGGCATCGTTATATTTTTCTAATTCTTTATATAATAATGCCAGGTGTAAATAACATTGGTATACTTCATCTGTCTCTGTCTTAATTAGCTCTAAATAGCGTGTATAGGATTCCTCAGCCTCTTTATACTTTTTACCTTCTAAATATGTGTTACCTAGATAAAAAAGCGCTCTAGTGTCTTTATCGTTCTTTTTAAGGTCATCTGTGAGCTGCTTAATGTTCATATCTTGCCGCTGCACAGCTCTCTCTTTTCTATTTTCCTCTGGTGCATCGTGTATAATGATAGCCTCAGGATATTGCACATCAAGCTCAGGCCTAGTGTACATTATGCAGTTATGCGCTGCCCTTCCAAATCTTATCTTTTCTTTTGGATGAGTGGCCGATAATCCATTTCTATAAATCCTCGGTTGCATAAAAAAGTTATTAGGTGTTTCACCGATGAATGGCTGCTGATATAAATTAAGAAATACCGCATCACAGTCTTTAATCGTTCCATCCTCATCTTTTACACCACCCTCGGCCAAGTGACCTTTAATTAATTTCATTACTTCCTGGCTATTAGTTCTGCGCTTTTCAGTAATATTAGTCCAGCTATCAGGGAAAAACTCGTGGCCATCCATTACCAGGATCCAGTCACCTGTAGCCTTATCCATACCCTCATTTCTATGATATGCAAATGACTCATTCCAATCAAAATAATAAATGTCTATTTCTGCGTTAGTGGTGGTATACTCAGCCCATTTAAGTACTTCCTCTTTAGTATTGTCTGTACAGGAATTGTCTATACCAATTATGAATTCATCAATGAAAGGCTCGCAAGAATCGAGCAGTCTGTAGATTGTACTTCCTTCATTCTTGAGGAATGTACACATAGATAGTTTTGCCATATTTTGTCCTTATGGGTAATTGTACGTCTTTTTATTATTTATTGTCAAGTAACCGCCCTACCCTCGAAAGAATAGGACGGCTGGACAAAATAAACAATAAGGGCCTAGTTTCCTAAGCCTAGTTTTTAATTATCGCTGAGTACCGATTGAGGATACAATCCTTATGGCCTGTCTGCGAACAATTTTATACCCAATCAAGGCATTCCATCGCATAATAGCGATATTAGAATGAGGCCCTTCGAGTTCGGGTTTCATAGATACGCCAAGATCACGGCCAATAGCTTTACCCACACCCTCTCTACCTAGAAAGTAGTTTGAGTAGGTGCTAGAGCCAGCGCCCTCGACTTCATTATTAACAATAAATCGTACACCCTCAAAGATGCCAATTTCACCGTTAAAACGTCTTTGTACTGATCCATCCCCAGCAAGTACAGCGTTTGACCAAGCAGCATTACCTGTTTCAGATCTAAGCTGAGTAGCTACATTAGGGTGAACGATACCGATAAAGTTACCATCATCATATGGTCTTACGTTATCAGCTTTCATATCAGCAACAATTTTCCTGACATCAATAGCTCTTAATTGACCCATAGAGCCAGCAGTCGCATTTGATGCGTAATAGTGATAAGTGCTAGATAGAGTGCCTGATACTTCATTAGAGTATTTGTTCAGGTCGATAGCAGCTCTAGCCACTCTATTAATTGAGTTCATACCTTGATCTTGGATATCAAAAGCAACATCTGCCATGTTATCAACAAAAGTCTCAGGTGTGAACTCAAAAACATCTACTGATGTATAATCGCCATAAGCTTGTAAAGATACAGATCTCCTTGTATAGCTACTGGTTGTACCTTCATTGTAGTTAAGGTTAGTAGGATCTAGCGCAGCTGTATTCGCTGAATAAGCGGCTCTAGTCGTAAATACCATAGTATCGCCTTTGCTAGGCGAGCTGTTTAAATTCCAAAATTTCTCTTGTGCAACACCATCAAATACATACTGAGGCCTTAACGGATCAATACTCATATTATCGAAAGAAGTTGCAATAATTGCGGCTTGAGTTACCACATCATTAAAATTATTAGCCATAATTTATTTCCTTTTTAATTTCTCTGCAATTTGAGCTTTTAATGCAGCTTGCATATCACCAGCACCCCTGATAACTGTTCTTGCTGACTTGACTGGGTCCACAGCTGGACCAGATGGTATTCCAAATGTACTTTTCATTTCACCACCAAAATCGTTCTCAAATTCAGCAAAAGCACTCTCTGCGCTCCTGACCATTTCTTCTGAGTCCTCTGAGAAAGCAACCATATTTTTGTAAGCTTTAGGCATCTTGCTGTACTTAGGATCAGATAGCAGCTCATTAAGTGCCACCCTCTTTTTTAAAGCAAAAGCCTCTTTTTGAGTCTCAAGCTTTTCTTTTTCCTGTTCTTGCAATTGGATTTTAAGTCTTTCAACCTCATCCATTTTAGCCAGTTCGCTTTCTTTTTTTGCTTTCCTTAATTCCTCAAGTTCTGCCTTAATAGCTCCAACATCACCAGTTTTATCACGTTCCTTTTTAATCGTCTCAGCAACCATTTTATCAACGTCTGACTGAGTAAATGTTCTATTGGTCTGCTTATCTACTGATTCCTCTACCTCTTGTTCTAGTTTGTCTGTTTGTACAGTTGAATCATCCATTTGAATTGATCCCCTTTAATAATATTTAACTACTGCGCCAAATCAATAGTTATTAATATTATCAAGCCTTTATGGATGTATATTCAATCTTTTTTTTGCGAGTTAGAGTATAATTAGCAATGAAAAAAAGAGATTATTTATTAGAAGATTTCCATAGTAATGGAATATATTTGAAAGGCGAAAAAAATAAAGAAAGGGAATATAAATTTGATTATTCTTTTAAAATATTGAATATATCTTTAATACTTGTATTAACATATATTTTGATTTTAATACCATTAAGCAGATTGATATTTGATAATATTATTATCAGCTGTGTCATTGGGTTTTCTTCTATTTTAGGGTTTATTCCCTATTTAGTATATATTTACAAAAATGATATAAATATGGATTAGACCTGTATTCTGTGTGCTAGGTTCCATTGCTCTTGCTTATTTACGGACTTCTTTTGACCTGGTGTAAATTGCTGCGCTTCACGTCTAAATTTAGAGTCTTTAGAGCGGTTAGTATTTATGAATCTTTCTTGTTGATCTCTTACAATAGGCAATATTCTATGTACACAGTTAGGGTGAAATGGTGGCCTAATAGGTAATTTTTCTAAGCCGTCTATAGGTGCATCTACCCAAAAATACTTTCCCTCATATTTAAGGCATATAGGCGTGACTGTATTTGCATTGCTAATCTGTACTACGTTAATGCCTAAATCCCTTGTTTCATCCATTCTCACAATATCTTCTATCTCACGCCCTCTAGTCCTGGCATACATACTAGCGTAAGCATCGGGCCGCCATAAACCGCTCTTTGTTTTAATTCCTGTCCTTCTAGCCTTATCTGGTGTATAAGTAAAGTCTTTATTTAATGGCAATGCTAAAAATTTTGTGACTTGATCTCTTAATGGTATTCCAAGTGCATTGGCCTCTTTTGTAAATTCATCAAATGAGGTATAAAATTGGTTCGCTTTTCCTTTCCAATTCTTAGCTAAATAATTTCTTAATGCTCTGGCTTCTGTTAATATTTTACCTCGCATTTGGTCTACTCGCTGCTGATATAATGCTGTAAAGGTTGCTGTGCTTACGTCTGTACGGCTTGCACCGCCTTGGCTATCAACATCCAAGTTGACTCCAGTAAAACCTTGTATGCCATAAAGTACAGAAATATCACTAATATCGCCACTGTAAATCTGCTCAAAATCGTCCAGCCATTTATTAATGTTTGCTTTTGTCGCCTTGTCATTTTTACCTCTCAGTGTAACAGCTTTGCGCTGCCAATTGAGTAATAATAATATGAGTCTTGCAATATTGCGACCTATAGCGGCATTGTTTTGCTCTAGGAATAATTGAGATGGTATAACCTCATTGGCCATTATACTTGTATACTAGGTAATGATACTGACTCAATTTCAGCCTGTGTGGTTTGATCTTGGTTAATCTTCTCAATTTCCTCTAGTGCAGCCTCTTGGCCTATTTCGTTAAGCTCTCTAATAGCAGTCTCTTTTGACTTAAGGCCAGCATTAACTTGCTGTACAATTACTTGAGTGCGCTCTGTAATATCAATAGGCAATCCATCTTGCCAGTTAATTTTAAGTTCTTTGTCTTTAAGTGCTGCATAAGTAACATCCATATCTGAAAGCATTTGAAAAAACTTTCTAAAGGCATCATTCCAGTATAAGCGTTTTTTACCTAGTGCAATTAGAGTATTTACTGAGCGCCATTTTAATGATCTACCTGACTCAGATGTACCACCAGATTCTACCTCTAGGCCCATAATAGCAGGCGATAATCTACAGGTAAATAGCAATTGTTTCATCATAGACTTTACGGCCTCAAAAGCAGCCGATAGTTGACCATCCCAGGTAACTAGCTCTACATTATTCTCAGCGGTTCCTGTGGGTGCTTTCTCTATCATCTTTCCATTGGACCTATTAAAAAATCCATTTTCATTAAGCACGCCAGGTGGCATTAATATCCAAGGATCAGCGTTCTCATTAATAACATAGTTAAGCTGTGCATAGCGATTATCTATCTCTTTAAATAGATCCTCTTTACCCTCGTAATCACTACGCCCTATTGATGTGCCTAATCTTGCTTGATTCTGTACCTCAATTACAGGAATAAATGATAAATCAGTTGTCTCAGCGTTTATATCTCTGCGCTCAACTACTTTCCATTCATCATCCTTATCTTTAGAGCATATAAGGATAAACTCATTAATAACGTGTATCTTGGTACCGTTATCAGTAATTAATATCTCATCTGTTTCCTCATCTACTGCATAAGTATGCTCAATTACTTTATACATTCGCTTTGCATCGGATGGGTCCTGCATTGGTAGTTCGTGAAACATCTTAAAGTTAATAAGTTCTCCTAGTTCGTTTTTAGTCCATTTTGTAAATTGTGGCTGTATAAATTTCCAATGCGCTTTACCATCTACTCTAAATAGTACCCACCAAAGCATACCTATAGCTGAATTAGTAGCCTCAGCCTCTAATAGATCTATTTGCATAGAGTCGGTTAATTGCTTTACTAGGCTATCTGCTGTCTCATCTTCAAAAGTAAGCTGTGGGAATTCCATAAACAGTAAATCACTCCACGTTTCAGAAATAGTCTGTGGTAATGGTAGCAGCTGGCTAACTTGTACCTTTTGGATGCTCCCTGTATCGGGATTAACTCGCTTTACTGTTTTGTCGTAAACGTGCTGAGAGAGATATAAATCCTCGTGAAATTGTTGTAAATTAATTCGCTGTATATCGCTTTGGCTTAAAAATATATCGCCTACTTGTAACATAGTTTAAATCCTGTGTTATTATAATGCTTTATTAGAGCTTATTCAATTAAAATACTCTATGCTTACTTGGCCACTCTGCAAATGGATCAGCGCCTTTAAATGGATTATGCTCTATTACTCTGACCTTTGAGCGCTCCCTTGTAAATAATATATACCTGGTTGCATCCATTAAGTGATCATTTTCTTTTTCTGGCTCATCCTTTATTTGATCTCTAGTCTGCTTCCATCTGTACAACTCAACTTCCTCTATCCAGTTATGGCACTCATCAAGCACATATAAACTAGGTTCACCATTGCCTTTAGGTCTAAGTTTACTATTCATCATTTGGATGCCCTCAATAACCTGCTTGGCAGCTGGCAAGGTAGTTATACCTATAAGCTTTGTAAATAGATTAATGTAATCAGGCCTGGCGCTATCTGCATATACATAGGACGGCTTTACCATTCTAAATCCATTGTCTATCTGTAGCCATCCCTTAGATACGATCATATTTTTAAGTTTGTCATCTATGAGCTGATTTTTTACATAAATCTCATCTATTATCCAGTAATTACCGTCATAGTCTATACCGACCAATATAATGGCTAGTGGGTGCGCATATCCCCAGTCACAGCCCATTACATATTCCTTAAACTTAGGTAAATCTGCTCTCTTTTTAACGTTTAATCTTCGGTCAAATTGATCAAATACAATACCACTAGCTACGGTCCATCGGCCTAGTATCATACGGTCATACATAGCGCCAGTATAAGTAGCTTTTATCTCTCTTTTATAATCGTCAGTTAGTGCAGGATTATCCGTAAGAGTAAAGTACCATATTTTGCTATCTAGCTCTTTATTATCTATTAACTGCTTTTT